TACCTTCGCTTCAGGATCTGTCAAGACTGAGATGCAAAAAAATTTGGGAGTTTTCTGCGGTTTTTATTCCGAAGGATTCCCGGGAAGTGGCGGGCGCGCCCGGTGCGTAATCACCTGGCTGCTGGGATCCCGGCCAGTTGGGATTAGTTTTTTTACGGGAGTTTGGGAGTTTGTGAGAGGAGTTTCGGAGTTTGGATTCGTCAGCTGCGCACCAGGCGCCGGGCGCCCGGACGCTGGGAAGTTATCCACAGGTTATCCACATGTTTTTTATATTAGGGAGTTTGGGAGTTTGAAATGACTTGACAAAAATCGAGATCCATGAGCGGTCCTTCATACAGCCCAGGCACTTGGTCCACGGTCTTTTGGCCGAGTTCCATGGTTTTACATCCGTGAAACAATTTGACCTCCCCTCTCTCAGCGAGGCTAGCCAAGATATATGACTGTGCACCGACTGTGGCATGACGCATATTCCATGCAATTTGGAACGGAGATAGTACCACTTTGGAACTACTATTTACGACCTTTAATTCTAATGTAAAGAAACCTGTTTGTTTGTGATAAACTAAACAATCTGGGAATCCTGGCGTAACGTAGCTTTCGAGGCGTGAAACAATACAATCACCACGATTTAAATATTCTTTTAAAGTCTTCCAAAAACTTGTCTCCGTTTTTACGGTCATACTTTTTCTTGTTCTTTACTATCCTCTGACGATACTGGCGTGATGTCTTTAAGTCCTTCGCTATGGGATTCCTCTTCGATGGATAGTTTTGTTCTTGCTCCGTTCTTTTCAAACTTTCCTCCTAATCCAACTTCCTTCAACGCCTTTAAAACTTCATCACGCGACATAGAATCAATGCTTCCTGTCCTGATTTCTTTGCGGTCAATGTACAATCCGGCAGCTTGCCCACGCAACCGCTCAGCATTAACAGCAGCACTATAAGACTTTTCATTAAGAGCTTTCTCACGTAGCCTTGCCAACTCTTGCACATGCTTATTGAGTTTGACCTCATGTGTCTTCTCTATCTCTGCTCTTCTTGCGAGAACAGCTTCTACCACTTTTGGAAAGCGTTTGCCATTCAACAGTTCTGATGCAGTTGTGTTTGCTCTGTCCTCTTTGTACCCAGCTTGCCTTGCACATTCTGTTGGTGTCAACCTACCTTCATTCTCTGTGTATATTTGCACAAATATACGTTGTTTGTCTGTCAAACCATCATCCCTAATTGGATACTTTTTTGCCATGTTTGTGGCACCACTTGTGGCACCTCTAATTCTTTTATCTACCATGTAAAACCTCGCAGTATAGTTGAGTTTTTACTCATTTTATTTTGTAAAAAACAAAAAAGTGCCTTGCGTTGTCTAGAGTAGTGACACATAAGTGCCACATAATAAACCATTGATTTATATAGGTTATTCAGCAATTGTGTCACTGTGGCACCACTTTTGTTTACTTTACAAAATAAATAATTTTGTTTTAGCAAATATACCACTATAGATGACACATTACAAAATAAAAATTGACCGGTTTCTGCCATTTCCTTTTCCTATCCACCCACGCTGCATCAATTGATGTACAAATCCATGTACATGTGACTTAGATTTTGACCCCATCAATTGTTTTAACTCTTCGTATGATGGCGCTATACCATTTTGTTCTATGAATGTTTTAATTATATCAAACACTCTTTTTTGTTTGGGCGTTAACCCTTGTTTATCGCTTTTCTTCAAGGCCTTTTGCATCTGGGTTGCTCCAATAATCTTTTCTCACTGTGTTTAACATTTCTGCTTCTCCCCACTCATCTATTGCTTCTTTTGTTATAGAGGCTTCTAAAGTCTTCTGTATTTCTTTCTCTTCCTCTGTTAACTCTATTCTTTTTGGTCCTTTCTTACGCACATATGTATGCACTCTAGACCATGTAATAGTATATTTTGAAGCTTTTGGTCTTGTATATCCCCTCGTGGGATCTAGTGATGGAAAACTTGGGTCTGGATCTGTGTCAAAATTATCCTGTATGTATTCTAATACTTTATCATCATTGTCAAATTGTTTAACAACTTTCTCTATTATCTTTTTGTCCAACCATAAATTAATCTCGTACGTGTGCATGTGTTCCTTGTAAATATTCTATCTTTGTTACCCATCCTTTTGGTATGGCAATAGCACCACCACCATGGTTATCGTCCCGGTCCAAGCACCACGATCTCATAATCACTATCTTCTCATCATTATTCACGACCATCCAACCAGTCTCCTGGCATTTTGCGAGCGGTGCTGCTATAATTTCTTTTATATCAAGCCAACCGGTTTCCATATCACGCGCATCCATCCACGTGATCGTGACTCTTGGTATGCTGTTGATGTCCATTAGGATATCTTAGTTATCTTTTCTATCCATTCACGTATCATAGGTTTACCATGATACATGGGTCTTTTCACATCTTCACGTTGACCACTACCATCTTTACTAACAAAAGACAATGTTCTTATCATTGCGTCCTCTTCGTTCTTTGCGCGAATCATGTAACTAAATGTAATCTCACGCTTGGTAACAATCTGGTATGTGTTACGCTCTTCACCTTTTTCTACATGAAATGATTTTAATCCTAATCCCACGTCTGTGCCTTCCATAGGCTGTGAAAATGTAACTGTAGGATCTGTCATATCTGGTGCATTTTCCAATGTTTGCCTTGTTTTTTCTTCACGTATTTTTTGTCTTTCACGTTGTATGTGGTCCCACTCTTGTGGACGTTCCTTCATCAACGCGTCACGCTTGGCGGCGTGTGCACGCTCCTCTGGTGTATTTGGTATATCTTTTTTTCTTGACATGTTTTCTCCTAATTAAACTTTTTGCTCCAACCAGACTCTGCTTTATCAAACATTTCTTGTATGTCCTCTTCATTTTTAACAAAGTCGGTGTAATTTTTTACATACTCCAACATAACTTCTAGTAACATCTGGTTACCAAACTCTATGCCGTGCACTTTTACAGCTTTTATTTGACTTAACGTGTCATAAAAACCAGAACCTTTATCAATTGCCTCACGCAATATCTTATCTATCTGCACTGCAGCTTCTATCAATTTCACTCTATTTCTCCTTATATTGGTGAATTACCTATGCTATACAGGCATAACAAACCCGTAGCTATAGATAACCAAATTGCATAGTACATCCACTTCATTAAAAACCTGGGTACTCGGGGCAATATTCACCATCAAATGATTCATAATACCCAACCGCATCGTTGGCTTGTACCATGGCAATATCATCACCCTCAAATATTGCATCGTAAAACGCGTCACGTGCGCGTTTTAACTCTTTACTAACATTTACTTCTTTTATAACTGGTTCCGTCATAGCCCTAGCACCCACATGTAAATATGGTATGTGATGTAGAACGCCAAGACTATTTTGATCGGAATCAATAAAAACATAATAATGTCAATCATTTTCTTATCGCTATATATTCGTAGTCAAAGTTTGCGTGTTTCTTTTGTACTAACTCTACAAGCCCAGATATATATAAATTCCATGCGTGTGATCGTATTCTGTTGGCACGTCTGTCATCACTTGTCGGTGATAACTTTTGTAAATGCGGCGCAAAAAAGAAACCACGGTAGTATGTTAGTTTATCACCACGCTTAGACTTACTAAGCCAATCGGTAAATTTTTCTTTAGATATCATTCTATTTCTCCTGTTAAGTTAAGTGAGTAGGGGGATTCTTTGACTACCCCCAACCTTTTCGCGACAAGTCAACCTGTATAAGTTAACTACTACTTCAGTACCACCCTCGGTTACCTCAGACACTTGTCCGTACTTCCCCTCAAGCGTGCCTTACTACCTCGTTACAGTTGTTCAGCCATACTCAGAGAATGTTGCACCATTCTCATTTAATTATTATATAGCATAGCTACCAGAACAAAACAAGGACAAAGTAAACTTTTTTCTTGCCAAATTGTCGCACCTAATGTACACATAATGTTCTCAACTTCATTTCATCTCGGTGGACCCCAGGCACATTCGTTGCAAGGGGTCCCCAATTAAAAAAGGCATGCTAAAGTACTGGAATAAATTTATAAAATGGTTATACTATCACCCTAACAAAACATATATGCGGGGTAAGTAATGATTAGGGGTATAGGAATAGCATTAAGAGGATTTGGTAAAGCTTTTGATGATTTTCAAAGAGCAAATCGTAGGCAGGCATTAGGATTACCTAGAAAAACATTTACAAAAAAAATGCTAGAAAACAAAAAAAGAGCTAAGAAAAAACTTGCTAAATTAAAAAAGAAGAGAGGAGATTAGATAATGGGTATATTTGGAGCAGCATTACGTGGATTTGGTATGCTTGGTAAGAAAGGTGTCAAGCCAAAAACAAGATTAGATACATTTAAAAAAGCATCAAAAAAACAAAAATTAAAAGCAGATATAAAAAAACTTGACAGAGATATGAAATCAGCAAGTGAAAGAGCTCAAAAATTTAGTAAGAACTTTATGAAGCAATCTTACAGTAAATCTAAAGTCAATAAATACTTGACAGAAGAATATAAGAAACAACAAAGAAAACCATAATGGCGTTCCTGGTAGCAAATCTACCTCCAGTAAAAGTTTTTGTTAAGAAACAATATTTATATGATCATCAAAAAGGACATGGAGAATTTGTAGAAGGTGTTTGGACTACTGTTAAGTCAATCCAAGGTAGAGCGCTCTATTTTGAAACGTATCTGCCGGAATATGCTGCTCTTTATGATAAGCTCCCTATCAGTGCTTTTGTTACTTCCCCTAATATTAAAGATGATATTAAATTAGAAGAGTTAGAATTGTGGGATGCATTTAGCTACCACATCACCGTCATAGAAAAAACAACCGTGCCACCAAAAGCGAGATATTTATCTCCATCTAAAAATTGGTACGAAGGAGAATACTTGTTTACAATAGACAGTTGTCATGCAGACCCTAATTTGCCAAACATAAATTACTCTGAAGTTCCTGCGGAACACAAATCATTTAACATACTAGAATTAGATAATGGTCATTTTGCAGCACAACCAAACAATCGCACATTGTTCTACGATAAATCCTTGACACCTGCAGAACCAAAACAACCTGACTTTAAAGTATCAACTGTAGAGTATGCTGTAGAGTCAGTTAGTAAATGGACAGCTGGTGACGATACAAATTATTTCTATGAATTCAAAGAACAGAAATGATAAAAGTTTGGTTATTAATTTTGTTGATGTCTCAACCTGGAATGCCGTCGGTTAAACACAACGCTTTTTTATATGCAACTGAAGATAGTTGCATGGAAGCACTTGCAACTTACTTAAACATTTACGAGTCTAAACCATTGGAATATAAAAATAAATTAGCGACCACAGGTTATTGTTTACCGTTTAATGCTTTTCCTATACAAGGTTTGAATACACTATGAAAACATTAATTATTCTCTTGACAGCCATTACGTTTGTCGCAGTAACAACAGATGCAAAGAGTGCTGATACAAATACAACGGTGTCTTCGACCGTGGTAACGGACAAGGCACCACCAACTGCAAACTCACCAAGTGTTGTTATAAACAACTCTGACGTGTGTAAAACAGCGGTAGCTGGTGCCGTGCAAACCCAGATCCTTGGAATTTCGTCGGGCATTACGGTGGTTGATGAAAATTGTGAACGATTAAAATTATCACGTTCATTGTATTCTATGGGTATGAAAGTTGCTGCAGTGTCTACACTGTGTGCTGATCCACGTGTCTGGGATGCGATGTATATGGCAGGCACAGTTTGCCCGTACATGGGTTCTATTGGCGATGAAGCAAGACAAAAATGGGAAGAGAATCCTGACATGATACCTGAAGGATCAGAAGTATTTAAGAAAGTAGAAATGGTTAAACAAGAAAAAAACAAAACAACTGGATTGACTGATGGACAAAAACTTGCCAAGTTTATTATTGCCGCTATGGTTATGCACTCTGGCATTGTTGCCTTCGCCCCTTAAAGCTGAGTGTCCTGTTACTGCAACAGGATTATGTACGCCGGGTGTAGAAGAAACAATTGTCGAAGACATAGTAGAGACCACAGAATACGGTGCTGATGGATACACAGTAACAACAGAA